AAAGAGGAAGAAGTTGAGTTAGATAAAACTTTAAGATTTTCAGGTAACAAATTATTTGATGCTTTCAACATTGCAAAATCTATATGGAACATTGCTTATGATAATGTGAATGTAGTTTTAAGAAAAAACAAACCAAACTTGGTTTCGGGAATAGGTTACATCTATTATTATGACAAAGTTGATGACAAATTGTTTGTTTGGGAATTTAGAATCAAAAAGATTAAAGGAGATTCTGTCAACAACCGTACAATTTTAAAAAAAATATACGAAGGTGAGCACAATGACCTCACTCTTGCCAAAATCATAGACGAAAAGTCCACATGGAAAGATTCAGGAAAACATCATGATTTTCCAATATTCGAAATGAAAGTCGAACAAAGATTTCCAATGGAACCGACTATTATACCCATCATGAAAAGAAAGATAATGGCATATGTTTTTCAAATAGTTAATTTAGAAAAGATTAAAAATTTTGACACTGAAATTTAAATTATTATCTTTAAGGTATGGGTTTCAACAAAAGATTTGTTTCAAAAGAATATTCGATTAAAGCATTGAAAGAAAATTCCCTTAAGTTATATTATGGGAAAAGTGATATGTTAATTTTCGAAGACGATTTGAGTTCCAAAATATATCAACTTTTCAAAGAGGGAAAATCAGATATGGAAATTTTATCATTAATAAATCAAAACATGGAGGAAAAAACCAATGAAGTGTATCAAAGCAATCAGAGCATCTAAAGAAGTACAACTCGGTGAAATAAAAAGAGTTGACAATAAAACCGCAATGAATATGGTCGGTTTGTCTTGGGAGTACGTTTCTAAATCAGAATGGAAAAAAGAAACAAGAAAATCTAAAGCTCAAGAAACTGTAACTGAAGAAGTTAAGGAAAAAAAAGAATATAAAAAAGGAGAACGCTCCGAAAAACATAAAAACAAAAAATAATGGGAAACGTAAAGAAAAATTTGGCAGAAATGTTATTGCTTGAAGCCCAAGCACAAAAGGCGAAAGCACTTTTAACTTTGGAACTATTGTCCAATCACGCGGCAGGTATTGGAGACCACTCAACAGGAGATTTTTATAAAAATGCTGAAGAGGCACTTCAAATGTTGGTAGACGCCGACGATAAAATCGAAGCTTTAAATAAGTATTTTTCATAAAAGATGAAAAAAATTTTCAAAAAACTTGATTGGTGGTTTGATTATTATATTGTTTGGATGCTGTATAATGGAAACAAAACTCATCGTTACATAGAATACATGGAAAGAAAGTGGGGGAAGAAAAATTAGTTTCAGGACTTTATTTGAACGCATCATTGGACCTCAAAGTCATAACTTGGCTCGGGCACAAGACAGGGTCCACTTCAATGGTGAACATTCTAAACGAAATTGGTTTCAAGTATTACAAGTTTCATAACGGAGTTTTTGAGCTGGTTAACAACAAACCCTTAAGGGCTCACGGATGTTATCCGAACCAAATACCTGATGACTTCAAAATAATAGCGTCTTTCAGAAATCCCTTTTCTCAATTAGTTTCTGAGTACAAATATCAATCGATTGAAAATTATGAAAGTTATTTGATGAAGCTCTTTGAAGATAAAGACAGTTTAAACTGTTTTATTTTCAAAACCCGTTTTCCTGATTATATTGTAAGGATGGAAAACATGTTCGAAGACTATTCCCAAATAGAATTTATAACTGAAAGTAAGTTTTATAAATCTGGACTACTCAAAAGGTTTACAAAGTTTAAAATGAACGAAAACCCTTGGGGTTTAAATAATTGGAAAGATTATTATAATGAAAACTTGGCAAAAGTAGTAGTAGATACTTTTCCATACCATTTCTCTAAATATTACGACGAAAACTCTTGGAGGTAACATGTCAGATAGTAAACCCTATATAAATCAAAGACTAACTTATACTGATGACGGAAGGTTATTAGACGAGGATGGAAATGCTGTGATGATGGATTGGGAAAAACCAATCATGGAACAATCCGCAGAAATAGTTTGTCGAAACGGTGGTAGGGTTTTAAATGTAGGATTCGGAATGGGTCTTGTAGATTCATTTATAGAAAAATATGATATTGAAGAACATTGGATTATTGAACCACACATTGATGTTTATACCAAAATGTTCGAAGATGGATGGCATCTTAATCCAAGAGTTAGAATTATGTATGGTGACTGGCAATGGTATATCAAGTACATGCCAAAGTTTGATGGAATTTATATAGATACTTGGAGGGAAGAAATTCATGGATTTCAAGAGTACGCACCAAATATTCTGAAAGACAATGGAATTTTGTCATTTTTTAACAACCCGAGAACTGATGAGGAAGGACTTCACATGATGAAAACGGATTTCGAAATTGTCAGCTCATGGGGTGATGTAACTTTTGAAACAATCGATATACCTCATATCGATGATGTTGATAAACAAACCAACAAAGGTTTATATTATTGGCATCCTGAATGGAAAAAATATTATTGTCCAATTGTAAAAAAGAAAAAAAATTCAAATATGGCTGCAATCAACGAAACTTTCTTACCTGAAAAAGAAATGGTTAATCACCCGAACCATTATGGTGGCGAATCGAATGTTTACGAAGTAATCAAAGTTTGTGAGGCTTGGGATTTGGACCAAGACGCTTATTTATTCAACGTGGTAAAATACGTTGCAAGAGCAGGAAAAAAAGATAAAGCAAAAGAAATCGAGGATTTAAAAAAGGCCGCTTTTTATCTTGAAAGAAAAATCAAAAATTTAGAAAAATGATTATTTGGTTAACAGGACAACCAGGTGCGGGTAAAACTACGATTTGCAGAAAAATTATGATGAGAGACTCACGTATTTTTCATATCGATGGAGATGATTTACGTGATTTGTTTGATAATAAAGATTACTCTGAAATTGGAAGAAGAAAGAACATTGAACTAGCACAACAAATTGCCCAATATCTCCATAATAAAGGTGAAGATGTTTTAGTTTCTTTGATTTCCCCTTATAAAGACCAAAGAGATAAGTTCAAAGAAAAGATGGGAGATAATCTTGTTGAGGTTTATATTCATACAACAGAAATTAGGGGTAGAGAAGACTTCTTTGTTAAAGAATACGGACAACCAACCGAAAATTACCTTGACATTGATACAACAAATGAAAGTGTTGAGGAGTCAGCTCAAAAAGTATTAGAGTATGTAAAGATTAAACCAAATACAACCAAATAAAAAGGTCTTTCATGGTTTATCATCATATTTACAAAACAGAATTTTTACAACTTTGTAATGATATTATAAAACACAAACAACTATGAAAAAAATTCACGTAGAAGGGGACCCAAAACTTAAAAACACAGGTGGGAAACAATACTCAATGGTTGTGGGCAGATTTCAACCATTTCACGATGGACATAAATGGTTAGTCAACCAATGTATCGATGAAGGTAAAAACGTCCTAATCTGCATCAGAGACATTCAACCAGACGAAAAAAATCCCTATACCGCCCAAGAAGTTGAAAACAATATTCTTCGAGAACTTTGGAAATTAGTTGGTCAAGAAAGAGTTAAGGTTATGATTATCCCTGATATTGAATCAGTTAACTTCGGTAGAGGTGTTGGTTATGATATAATTGAACACGTACCACCTCAAGAAGTAAGTGAGATATCCGCAACAAAGATTAGAGAACAACTGAAACAGGATGGGAAACTATAATGGAAAATATTTTTCATTTCGCTGGACTTAATGGAAAATAGTTTGTATTATTAAAAAAAATAAGAATATAGTGGAAAATTTTATCAATAAAATTCATAACGGAGACTGTGTTGAGGTTATGAAACAATTACCTGAAAACTCTGTGGATTTAGTTGTAACTAGTCCTCCATATAATTGTGGTATCAAATATGACACTCACGATGATTTTATGTTAATGGAAGATTATTGGATTTGGACTGAAAAATGGTTAACAGAAGTTTTCAGAATCATCAAAGATGACGGTAGGGTTGCAATTAACATCCCATATGAGGTAAATGTTAAAGGAAGGGGAGGAAGAGTTATGTTCATGGCAGATTTTTGGGCTATCATGAAAAAGGTAGGGTTTCAACCTTTCGGAGTTGTTGACCTTGATGAAGATACTCCACATAGGGTAAAGCTCACGGCTTGGGGTTCATGGATGAGCCCTTCAAGTCCGTATATCTATAATCCAAAAGAATGTATTATCCTTGCCTATAAGAAACTTCATATCAAAGAAATTAAAGGAGAATCTCAATGGATTGGTACTCCTGTGGAAGTCGAGGACGAAGAGGGTGTTAAAAGGACAAAAATCACTTATACAGATAAAGATAAAGATGAGTTCAAAGAATTGGTTTTCGGACAGTGGAGTTATTTTGCCGACACCAAACAATTAACCAAAGCGACTTTCTCATTGGATATTCCACAAAAAGCAATCAAAATATTAACTTATAGAAATGACCTTGTTTTAGACCCGTTCGCTGGAAGTGGTACGAGTTTAGTTGCAGCAGTTATAGAGAACAGAAGATGGATTGGTATTGAGTTAAGTGAGGAATACTGTAAAGTTGCGAGGGAAAGAGTTCAACATTTTGTTGACAAAAAAAAACAAATGGAGTTAGAATTTAAAAAGGGTTAAACAAACCCTTTTTTTTATTTGTATGGATATTTATAAAGAAAAATATTCATGCCGAAGTATATCCTCACAGAGAAACAATTGTTGAACGTTATCAAGAGAAAAGTTCAAGAGGAAAAAAATCTTCATGAAAGTGTTTGGGGTGACATTGGTTTGGAAATTCTTGGAATTGTTGACCCTACAGGTATAGTTGATATTATAAATGGGGTAAGATACTTTTCAAGAGGTGACTATTTGTTCGGAACATTATCATTCATAAGTGCATTACCTATACTTGGTGATGTTGTTGCAAAACCTGTAATGGGTGCATTAAGAATTGGTGGTGGAGCGGCAGATATGTTGAAAAAAGCCGAATCCTTGGCTAAAGCAGGTAAGACCGCGGATGCGGCACTTGAGTTAGAAAAAGTTGCAAAACAACCAGGGGTTGTCGGAAGTTTCGTTGCGAAAGCTGCTGATTGGGCACCAGATGTAAAAAGTAGACTCGACGTATTACCTGGAGGAATTTTCAAAGGGTTTAGAAATACAATTAATGATTGGTTGACACTATTAGAAAGAGCAGGTGCTAAATCAACAAAATTGAGAGCCGAAGCAGGCAAATTAGCATCTATGAAAACTATCTCCCAAGCAGACCAAGTTAGAAATATAAATCAGCTTCAAGACTTCCTTAAGACTACAAAAGTTTACGACCCTGCGGCACTTACTAAAAGAGGTGCAATGTCACAAATATTTTTGGGTGGAGCTCCGAGATTACTTGGAGATAGAAGAATGAGAATTTTGATAAGACAAACTAAATATTGGTTGGGATTTTTGGATTGGGTTGGAATTGTGGATGCAACTTCACCTGAAGAAGTAATACAAAAGTTGGGAGGAGAAGAAGAAGTTGCAAGAAAAATGGAAGAGTATAATAAGACAGCTGAAGCTCAAAATTATGCTTCTGAAGATTTCCCTGACATCAAACAATCTGAAGTAAGTAAAACAACATCAACACCAACAAAAAAATCAGATACTAATATTGTAGATTTTGTTGGAGATTTATTTTCAAATAATTTAGGTAGAGCGGCTTTAGCCCTTCTATAAAATAATAAAATATGAAAGAAGAAATAATTAGGAAACTTGTACAGATTCAATTACAATGGAAGTTTTTGCATTGGCAAACTTATGGTGATGCTAAACATAGACTATATGGTGACATTTATGATAAGTTAGGTGAATTCATAGATGAGTTCACAGAAGTTATGATGGGAAAATATGGAAGACCTGAATTTGAAGCCGAGTTCGGATTGATGTTTCAAGACATAAATGCTCTTAATATGCAAAACTTCATGGATGGTATCACTGAATTTTTCGTGGGTTTATCAGAACAATTGGACCCGAAATACGATACAGATTTACTAAACATAAGGGATGAGATGCTTGCAACCATTAATAAATCAAAATATTTGATTACATTAAAATATTGATATGAAAAAAGTTATAAGACTTACAGAAAATGATTTAGTTCGTTTAATTAAGAAAGTTATCAACGAACAGAAAAAATTTGAATTGATAGTCACCCAAGGCTCAGATGCGGAAGCTTCATTAAAAGACAATATAGTTACCATCACCACAGAAATGGGAAGAGTACAAAAATTCAAAGTAAAAACATCCTTACCTCAAGGTAAATTTCTTTTTCATCATGGAAAAGACGGGAAATACTACGGATACAATCAGAAAACGAATAAGAAAACTGAAATAATTTTTTTAGAAAAGATAAAGTGAAAAGTATAATCAAAGAAAGCGGATTAAGAGATATTTCGGCTTTAAGGAAAAGATACCCTAAAGCCGAAATTTATTTTCACCAAGATTTAGATGGTGTGACTACTGCAATTGCCATGAAAAAATATTTGGAAAACAATGGTATTGACGTTGTGGGGGCTCATGTT